TACAAGTACGATGAGGCTGCAAATGGTCAGTTCTTCCTCCCAGGTACTAACGTAAAAGTTATTGCAGTACCAGGACTAAATTCAGACAACGGAACAGGTCTTCCAACAGCAGCAAAGCATCGTATCTTCGCAGGAACAGCAAGCAACTTCGTTGTAGGTGTTGACCTTGAAAATGACATACAGAACTTCGACCTTTGGTATTCAAAAGACAATCGTGAAGTTAGAATGGTAATGGACTTCAAACTTGGTGTTGCGAATCACTTCACAGACCAAATCGTTCAGTACAAAAATATCTAAATATTAATCAAGAAATGGGAGTGGGGTAACCTGCTCCCAATTCTTAAATACGAAATAAGAAATGGCATGTACATTAGTAAGTAGTTTCCCTATCGGATGCAGAGCATCAGTAGGTGGAATTCAAGAAATCAAAATACACGCAATGCCAAGTGATGCAACACTTGCTGCACAATACACACTTACAAGTGGTGTTGTTGCAATAACAGGAGCGTCATTGTCAGGATGGTACACATTGTCTTGTGAGAAACAAACAGCGAATCTTAAAGATTCAGCAACTGTCAATGTTCAGAATGGCACAGTATTCTACGCTCAGACCTTGGAGATCATCCTAAATAAATTGCAGGTAAATACTCGAAATGAGATCCTTTTGCTTGCTAAGAATAGACTAGTAGCTCTTGTGAAAGATAATAATGACAAGATGTGGGCACTAGGTGAAGTGAATGGTCTTGACTTGACAGGTGGCGGATCTGGATCAGGTACTGCCTTCGGTGATCGAAATGGCTATACCTTGACCTTCACAGGTAATGAGAAGGAACTTGCTCCACTATTTACAGGATCTGTTCCTTTGGACTAATATTTGGTTTGTTGTTTAGATGTGAAAGCACCCTCAATATTGGGGGTGTTTTTTTTGTGTACACAATTCTAGTTTTTTCTATTTATAGGTATGGTGATAATCGAGCAGGGGGCAGATAGCGTGATCTACATAGCCCTATTTGATAAAAGAGAAACAAGCAGCAATGCCTACACCTTTTTATTTCAGCATGAAGTAACAAAGGAAGAGGTGACTTTAAACCTTACAGATGTGAGTGATTTCAAGGATCGATATTCAGAATTCTCAATTAGTGAAGCATCCTTCAGTTCTTCTACTGTTGGCTTTTGGCGGTACTATGTAACCCAAACGGGAAGCGGTGCTGATATCATAGCCACAGGAAAAATGGAATTGACTGCACCTAATCTATCCACTACAGGAGTGGTAAGATATAACGGCTATAATGGTACTTATAAGACCTATACAACAGCATGATAAAATTATTCAAGTTCGATCAAGTGCCTTTGCCCGTTTACAAAGAAGTAAAAGGGAAGGACTACATCTACTACGGGGAGAAGAATGACTACCCGAACTACCTACTTCGGATCTATAACAATAGCGCAAAGAATAACGCTATCATAACAGGCAAGGTAGACTACATCTGTGGCAATGGGTGGACTGTCAAGGCTGAAGATGAAATGCAGAAGGCTAAGGCATTCGGTTTGATTGATCGTATCAACACCAAGCAGGAAAGCCTTAACGAATTGACAAAGAAGCTAGTGACTGATCTATCCATCTTTGGAGGCTACTATCTTCAGGTGATATGGACAAAGGGCACGGGTGAGATAGCAGAACTTTACCATGTGGATTACTACAAGGTGAGAACGAATGCAGACAATAGTGAATTCTATGTCTCTGACAATTGGATCAAAAACGATAATGTCAATCCTAGACCTGATTTCGAGACCTACCCTGCATTTGATCCTAACAATACCACAGGCACACAGATCCTATACTTTAAAGAATACAGAGCAGGTGCGAATACCTATTCTTTGCCTGACTACAGAGGGGCTATATCCTACATTGAACTAGATATCTCTATCGGGGAGTACCATCTGAACACCATCAACAACGGGATGTTTTCAAGTAAGTTGATCAACTTGAATGGTGGTAAGGTAAGCCAAGAGGAAGAAGATCGTATTGAAAGACAATTCAAAGAGAAATTTGCAGGATCTAAGAATGCAGGAAAATTCATGCTAGCATTCAATGACAGCAAAGAGAATGAACCTTCAATCATTGACCTATCGGGGACTGAACTAGATAAGCACTTTGACCTATTGAATAAGACAGTTCAGCAGGAGATCTTCACAGGTCATAAGGTAACTAGTCCTATGCTTTTTGGAGTTAAGACTGAAGGTCAACTAGGTGGTAGATCAGAAATGAGAGAGGCTTCTGAGTTATTTCAGAACACCTATGTGAATGCAAAGCAGCAAGCCCTAGAGGAAGTCATCAACTACCTTTTGAAGTTCAATGACATCATAGCAGAACTTGAAATCAAGAAGACTGAACCTATATCCTTCCAATTCACAGAGCAGATCATCAGCACTAACATGACTCAGGATGAAATCCGTGAGAAGCTAGGACTTGCACCAATTGAGAAGAAGGAAAGCCAAGGGGCACAGGATATCATCAACTCTTTGAATAGCCTATCCCCATTGATTGCTACCAAGGTGGTTGAATCTATGGATGTGAATGAATTAAGGGGCTTGATTGGGCTACCTGTACGGACTGAAATCGTAACACCTACAGAAGTCATCACAGATCCTAATCAAGGATTCTCTGATCACCTCCACCTTGAATGTAGCATCTCAGAACATGATGCAAATATCCTTCAGAAGTTTGAAGGCAAAGGTGTATCAAAGCAAGGATTTAAAGTGATTGAAAGTTCAAAGATGCACTTCTCTAGCATGGATGATTTCATCAAGCAGGATCTATTTGCTGAGTATATGCTCAATGAAGTACAGAAGAAGATCATCACTCAGATCCAAAGAAATGAGGCGGTGACCATACCACAAATAGCCAAGGCTGTAGGGATAGATGAAGCATCTGTAATCTCAAGAATCAATACTTTGATTGATGATCAGGTGCTAGTTGAAAAGATCACCCGTGAAGGATTGATCACTAGATCCGTGACTAGATCAGGGATAGCAGCTATCAAAAGACTTCAGCCCGTGACTTCATTCAAGGTGCTTTATTCTTATGAAGAAAGACCTAACATTCCCGAAGCTAAAAGTGGATCTAGACCTTTGTGTCAAAAGTTATACAAAAGTGATCTATTCTTCACACGGGAAGAGATTCAAAATATATCCAATCAGCTAGGCTATAGTGTTTTTCAATTGTGTGGTGGATGGTATACCAACCCGAACACAGGCAAAAGAACTCCTTTCTGCCGACATGAGTGGAAAAGGAATGTAGTAGTAGAAAAAACATCAAGATGAGCGCAAATGTATTAATGATCAGTGAGCAGTCCTTTAAGGATTTCACTGTAGCCTCCGCAAATATTGACCTGAAGAATGTCACTCAGGTGATCAAGATGACTCAAGATAGGTACATCCATCCTATCTGTGGTACTGCTCTATATGATAAGATCCTCACACTCATTTCAGCAGGCACTATAGGACAGGGTGGGAATGCTGTATATAAGACCTTCCTAGATAACTTCCTAACAGATACCCTATTCAACTATGTCCTAGGTGAATTGCCTATGGCTATGCAGTACAAATTCGTGAATAAGGGAGTAGTAAAAAGAAAATCAGAGAACATCACAGAACCTACCTTCGCAGAACTTCAAAGCATTTCACAATACTACAAAGGATATGCTGAGTGGTATGCTGAACGGGCTATAAATTACCTTTGTGCAAATAGTACCCTATACCCTGAGTACTTGAACCCAGGATCTGATGTGACTACTATTCAGCCTGTAAGCAATCAGTACAAGGTTGCAATCAATCTAGGCAGGGGGGACTATGAAGATCACCGACCATATAGCGAAAGATACCAAGGCAATAGATACAAAAAACCATTCTAAAAATGGCTTACAGCAAAAACGAAAAGAAGCTAAAAGAATTTCTATCCAAGCAAGATGACATTAGTAGACCTAGTCAAAAAGCTAAAGGCAATCCAAGAAGCGCACCCAATGATCCGAACATTCGGAGAGGGTGATATCTACGATTATGTAGATAATGGTGGAGAGATTGAATACCCTGTCCTTTGGACTGTGGTGAGACCTTCCGTGTATAACGGCACTACTATGCGCTATGATCTAGTGCTTCTCTTTGCGGATCTATTGACTGAAGACAAGAGCAACAGACTACAGATCCAATCTGATCAGCTACTTGTGGCTTTGGATGTACTAGCAAAATTAAAACTAGATAATTCTTACACCTTTAATACTACACCAAATGCTGCTATCGAATTCTTTCAGGAACGCTTTGATGATTTTACAGCAGGAGTATCTATTGCTATACAGGTTACTGCTCCTATGCCTTTGAACCTTTGTGTGATCCCAACTATAGCCTAAAATGAATATCTTGAAAAGTGATGAACTAGGAGTGCCTTCTACCTTTGTAGCCATATTTGCAAATGTTACTGCTATGGCAGGGCTTCAATTTGTTAATCTAGTTTTCACTTCTGTGATTTCTATTTTATCAATTGTTTATTTGGTTTATAAAATACGGGGAGAAATAAAGAAAAACAATGGCAAAGGCTAAGGCAGTAGCACAGATCAAAATCACCTTTGGAAAAAGGAGAAACGGGAAGGCAAAGAAGGCATATAGTAAGGCATTGAATAAACCTAAAAAATACAGGGGACAGGGAAGATGAAAAAGTTTTTCACTTGGGCAAAAGGATTTCTATCTGAAGGTGGAGAAGCATCTAGTAAAAGACTAGTAGGTGTATTGAGTGGAATCACTCTATGCTGCGCTTTATTTTTGAATCAAAACGAACCACTAGTATATTCAGTAGCTGCCCTGTCTGCTGCTGCTTTAGGTATCACGGCTGCTGAAAAAATATTCAAAAAACCAAATAATAATAAAAATGAAGATCAGTCCACATCTTAATCTTGCAGAGATCACTAGAAGTGATACAGCCAAGAGACACGGAATAGACAACACCCCAACGGCAGAGCATCTTGAGAACTTCAAGCTACTTGCAGATAAAGTCTTTGAACCTATTCGGGAACACTTCGGAGTTCCTATTTTTATTTCGAGCGGGTACAGATCCAAGGCTTTGAATCAGTTCATTAAGGGGAGTTCATCAAGCCAACATTGTAAGGGTCAAGCCATTGATATCGATATGGATGGAGGGAATGGTGAAGTGACCAATAGAATGGTATTTGATTTCATAAAAAATAAGCTAGACTTTGATCAATTGATTTGGGAGTTCGGAACAGACTTCAATCCTGATTGGGTTCATGTCTCATTCGTAAAATCAGGAAACAGAAAGCAGAAACTCAAGGCTGTTAGGTCTGGAGGAAAAACAACCTATATACCCATTTAATGGAACTAACAAAAATTGCTAGAAATGTTCACAGCATTTCTTTAAGCAAAGAAGAAAACAGAGTAGCCTTGCTTTCGGATCTACACTGGGATAATCCTAAGTGCGACCGGGTAATGCTGAAGCGTCATTTAGATTATTGTCTGGAACAGAATATCCCGGTCTTCATCAATGGAGACCTTTTCTGTTTAATGCAAGGGAAGGGAGACAAAAGGGGAAACAAAAGCGACATTTTGCCTGAGCATAACAATGCCAAGTACCTTGACTCAATTGTGGAAACTGCCGTAGATTGGTTCAGCCCTTATGCTAGTATCTTGACTGTGATCGGGTACGGTAATCACGAAACATCAATAATCAAATATCAAGAGACAGACATCCTTCAGCGATTTGTAGATCTACTAAATTACAAAAACAAAAGCCAAGTTTATGTGGGTGGATATGGTGGGTGGATTGTTTTTAAATATGAAATAAGGCATAGCACTTCTATGAGCAAGACTATGAAATATTTTCATGGGAGCGCAGGCGGTGGCATAGTTACTCGTGGGGCAATCAACTTGACTAGGGCACTAGAAATTTATGAGAACATGGATATATTTGTAATGGGTCACATCCATGAAAATTCATGCCGTAATGATGTCCGGGATTCTTTGCATTACAATCAAGGTAAGCGAGTCTATGAACTTGAGCAAAGGCAGATTCATCTAGCCATAACCGGTACATACAAAGAAGAATATGGAGATGGGTCTCAGGGATGGCACATAGAAAGAGGAGCACCGGTTAAACCTGTAGGTGGCAGAATTCTAGTCTTTAATGGCAGAAGGGTTGTTAAGGATGGAGCAGAAAATTATGACTTATTAATCGACTCAAATAAATTCCCACTATGAAAGCAAACCTTGAATTTGATTTGCCT